ATTCACATTGATAGATTTTTGAGACATGATATGTCCTTTCGCGGTAGTTGTTGGTTATATGGGTATAGACATTACACCCCATAACAACACCAGTCAATCACAAAGTTATGGGGCAACAATAAATATCTACAGACGCACCGCGTCCATTAGCATACCGTTGCCCCATTGTTTTGTGTTGTTTCACTCTCAATTTTCACCCGCCTTGCTATCGGCAGTTTTTATATGGGTTGCGTCAACGGCATATCCAAGGATAGCTAGGGTATCTGCTAAACATACAGTGTTAATTGAGCCGGTATATTTTTTGAAACCTAACACGCCCCCGATGCTAGGTTGCACAAGGTCAAGATATACCAGCCATGCCTTGTGCATTATTGCTAATTACGCCCCCATCACATTGACCACCCAGAGATTTAGTTTGATGCCCTTGTGTGTCATACATTATCTGCCTTGGTAGCTAATGCTGTAGTCACACCGGTTGCGTCAAGTTTGACACACTCTGTTAGCCCACGCTGTATCCGCGCATGGTGTGGGTTCGTTAGGCTATCGGTAATCTGACCGGTCTTTGCCCTCTGTTTTTTACTAGGTGACACCTAGGCGGGTTTTATACAAGCCTTGTTCGCCGCGCTTGTTTTCAGTCTCATTAGGCTATTCGATATTCAATTCATAGTCAAGTCTTTTTTATTCAGGTGGCCTAGCAAGGTTGAACGTATCTCTTATGCGCTTTCTTTCGGCCTATCGAACATTATTTTTTCTGGTGACGTTTCGTTCGTCTCGTTTCGATGATTAGAGACTAGCCCGCCCAGAAAGATAATGCAACAATTAATTTCATCAATGATATCAGTAGGTTAAAAGTTAAGTGATTGTTTTTGTTGAATAATAAAAATGCATTTTCGATTCACTTTTTTTGGTTATTGTTTATTTTCAATGACTTAACGATTTTTGTTTTATATATATTAAAGTATAGGGTTTATTTTGTGCATCGTCCTTTGATTTTCTTCCGTTTTTGAGACTTTGACCTTTTTGCTGCGTGTCTCAAACGTCAATTGATAGGTGATCACTTGTCTTTTAATAAATATCCCCACAAAATCAAGCACTTATGCTATTTACGCTGCTATTTTGGCGGTTTTTAGCGGTTTTTCTGATAGTAGCCACCACAAACGAGGGGCAGGCAGGAGCCACGGCCGGGGTATACGTATATATATACATAGAAACCCACAGATCAGGTAAATTAAGTGTTAACCACAAGGGTAACTGATAAATACATATGCACAAGTACTGTGCAACATGCCTAAAAAATAGGCAGATAGGGTGGGCATAGGGACTATTTATATTTATTTTAAAATAGGGGGTTGACAACTACGTGAAAATCAGGTATAATTATGTATAACTTAAATCACTTAACTGTTACACTTAACTGTCTTTAGTTAAATTATAAAAACACTTAAATATATCACTTAACTGAGCCTCCATACAAACTTTGCTAATACATTTAACTACTCACATAAGTGAATATCCGTATAAATAAAGAAAGTTCTTGACAATGGCAAAGAAATCTGTAAAACTATATACAGATAACGTACTTGATGCATTCTATGATGCTATTCGTACAAATACACTAGACCGTCTTCACATACCACACAGTGATGTGTTTTATGTGCGTAATGCATTGGACACTAAATTCTTTCCACGTACTTTTACACTTAAACAGACAGAAGATTACATGCGTATGGAAGGATGGACTGAAAGAAATGAGTGATGGACTTCTATACCTTTTTTGTCTTCTTCTCCGTAATCGTAATGCCAGACGGAGAAATTAAATCATATACCCAACATATGACAGAATGTCCTACGTGGGAAGTTGTGCAGCAGATGCATGAGCCTAAAGTAGAGAGTGGTGAGATAATTGATTGGGGAGCTACGTGCCTAGAGCCTAAGCTACCATTAAAATCACCACCAGCTAAGGATGCAGTTCCTGATACTCCACCTGTACCTCTAGCTAAACCTCAGAACAAAGGAATAAGCACGTAACATGGCTATACCTGAAAGAGTAAAGACTAAGATGAAGGAAGAGGGCTTGACTAAGGTCAATGTCCCTAAACGTACTCCTAGTCACAAAACCAAGTCACACTGCGTAATGGCTAAAGAAGGTGACACATATAAATTCATTCGCTTTGGACAGCAAGGCGTTAGTGGTGCTGGTAAGTCTCCTAAGACTGCTAAAGATAAGGCACGTAAAAAATCCTACTACGCACGTCACGATGCACAGGGGAAACCGACCAGCAAGCTGTCAGCAAAGTATTGGTCACATAAAGTTAAATGGTAATATAGGAGATAGATCAATGACTATGAAAGAAGAACTAGCTGCTCTAAAAAAGAAACGTGATGCAGGTGATATTACTGCTTTTAAGTTTCGTCAAGCTGAAAGACGGATAAAAAAGAAGTATGGTGTAGATGCACCGTCTAATGTAACTAAAATTTTTAGAGCTTTGACTACTCCTAGCCCTAAGTCTGTTAAAAGTAAAACAGCGGCAAAGGCAGCAAAAACAAAAGCAGAGAATGCGAGTAGTGATCGTCAGCTTATTGCTAAAGCTAGAAATGAAAAAGCAAAACAGACACCACGGGCAGGTACTCCTACTAAAAGAGCAGCACCTAAGTTTAATCCTTCGGGCATGAAGATGTCTACTAAAGATATAGAAAAAGAGTTAGCATCAAAATTTAACAAGTCTTCGCCGCCTTTAAGTAAACGAGGTTCTAAATCTTCTGGTAGTAAATTATCTAAGTTTGAACAGGCTTTTGCTGATGCACGTAAAGCGGGTAAGAAAACATTTACGTTTAAAAACAATGCGGGTAACACTAATACGTACACTACAGAACGCAAAGATAAAAAGCCTTTGCCTAAGAAGAAGGGTTAGAGCTATGAGCCTAATAGATAAATTGTTTCCTGCCGATAGTGTAAGTGAAGTAAAAAAGGATATGGAAAAATATGGACGAGATAATCCTAACATGTCTGAAGCACAGATTATTGAAAAGTTTTCTGGTTCCATGTCACGTGCCAAAAAAGCAGAGGCAAAAGAAGCTCTCAAGAATATGCCATTACCTAAATCAAAACCAACTAAAAAACAACGCGAGGCTGTAACAGAAAATAAAACAAAGGCTAAAATGATGCGTGGTGGGATGGCTAATGGTAAAGAGCATATGTATGCAGCAGGTGGTGTAGTCAATGATGGCCTAAAAGCCCTAGCTAAGACACGCCCTGACGTAGTAGCAAAGATACTAAAGTAATATTATGGTTCTACGTAAACCCCCTGCTAAACCTAAGAAGCCTCGTAACTACCGTAAGGAGTACGATAACTACCACGCTAAACCTGAACAGATAAAGCGTAGAGACAGCCGCAATGCTGCACGTAACTCTCTCAAGAAGGCTGGTGTGAAGGTAGCAGGCAAAGACGTAGCACACAAGAATGGTAATCCTCGTGATAACAGACCTAAGAACCTAGCACTGAAGACACCATCAAAGAACAGATCATATCCTCGCACAAGGACAGCAGGTAAACGCAATCCATATGCATGAAGTAGAAGCTGACATACGTAAGTGGTCACACGAGTTCCTAGAAGTCCCCAACAAAAAACTAAACGGCCTACCACCCTGCCCATACGCTAAACAGGCATGGCTAGATGATAAAGTTGTATTCAGCATAAACACAGGGGTGGATGGACTAGCCAAAGAAGTGGCACAGTTTGAGTCCCACAATTATGATATAGTTGTGTGGGCTAGTGAAATGCTACCAGAGATACATTACCTAGATGGATGGTGTGATGGCGTAAACGAAGCCATGTCAATTGCAGGTAAAGATATGCACTTGATGGTGTTTCACCCAGACTATGACGCTGAAGAGGCAGGTCTGGACTTCCTAGTAGAAGATGGTGTAGTAGACGAAAGCCTAAGCTACTGCATGGTATTTGTACAAAGGCTATCAACCCTAGATGATGCAGCATTAAGTCTGGAGAAGTCTGGGTATTATAAACACTTCCCGGTGGATGTGTTTCATTCATTAGTTATAGACAGACGGAGATTACGTAATGAAGGGCAAAACCAAAATGGCGTCTAAAAAAATGATGCGAGGCGGCATGGCAGCTAAGACAGCACCAAAACGTATGCGTGGCGGTGGTATGGCTAAGATGGCTTCTAAGAAAAAAATGATGCGTGGTGGGATGGCGAAAAAGAAATGATTAAATGTATTAAAAAGGAAGCAATCAAATATCTTGGTTGGGTTTTATTGTGGATGGGTAAACCTTTTACATCTATTGGTAATTGGTTTTGGAAGTTACATCGTAAAGTACTAGATTGGAATAAGTAGGAGATAGGAGATGGTACGTGTCCCTAAAAAATCCCCGGCTACTAAAAAGAAAACCACACAAACTAGAGCGAAAGCGAAACCGTCTGGAAAGGTTAGCCTTTCGCAAGGGGGTGCGCCACAGAGCAAGTCGAGAGTTAATGAGGCTGGCAACTATACTAAGCCCACAATGAGGAAGCAACAGTTTAATCGTATTAAAGCTGGTGGTAAGGGTGGTAGTCCCGGTCAGTGGTCTGCACGTAAAGCGCAGATGCTGGCTAAGGCATACAAGTCTGCGGGTGGTGGATATACGTGATTGTCTTTGTGCTGTACGTATACTTCGGCGCAAACGTAATAGATAAAACACAGAAGTTTGAAGATGTAGACAAATGCCTTTACTTTGCTGAAAGATTGTCCCGACAACGATCTGTTCCAGTAGGAGATGGCAAAAGACTGACTATAACGGCAGTATGCAGACCAGAACCTAAATAGGAACTAACCAACATGATAGCTGAGACTTTAGCAGGCATTGCACTCGTGAAGAGTGCCGTAGATGGTATCAAGAGTGCTATAGGTACAGCCCAAGATATTAGTGAAATTGCTGGGCATATAGATAATCTTTTTGAGGGCGAAAAACAAGTACAACAAAAACGTGCTAAGAAATCTGGTACTGGACTAACAGATCAGTTTGGTATTCAAAATGTAGCACAGGAAATGATTGATGCTAAAATAGCCCAAGAAAAAATGCAAGAAATTGCTATGATGGTGAATTTACGTTTCGGGCCTGATACATGGCGAAGCATTGTAGATGAGAGAGCTAAAAGAATACAAGAGGCTAAAGAAGCAGCAGCAAAAGCTAGAAGAGAAGCCCAGCTTGCACACGAAGAGATGATGGATAATATAAAAATGACAGGGTTAGTTGGTATGGTAGTGGGTGCAGCATTGGGTTTAATATTCTTAGCCTTTGTATTTTTACCTAAATAATACTTGACAAAACAAAATAGAAGTGGTATAACTTATATATGTCTACACGCAAACCACCACAACAAAGTTTATCTAATTGGACTAATCAGGATTGGCGAACTAAGAGTGGCAAACCCTCCAAACAAGGATCAAAAGCTACAAGGGAGCGTTATCTTCCGGCATCAGCGATTAAAGCCTTATCGCCTTCGGAATACGCCGCTACCACCGCCGCTAAAAGAGCAGGAACTCGTGCTGGTAAACAACACGTCAAGCAGCCTAAAAGTATATCAAAGAAAACCGCCAAGTACAGACGGGGAGCCTAATGCTTAACTTACTCATAGGACCAATCGCAGAAATTGCTGGCACATGGATGTCAGGTAAAGTTGAACAAACTAAAGCTAATGCACAAACTAAAGTAGCAAAAGCGCAAGCTGAAGCCGTAGTAATGCAGAAGAAAGCTACTGGTGAAATTGATTGGGACTTAGAAATGGCTAAAGGATCAGCTAACTCGTGGAAAGACGAGTGGCTGACTATTCTATTTAGCATCCCACTTATCCTAGCATTTGTGCCGGGTATGGAAGATGTAGTTGCAAATGGATTTGCAAGACTCAATGAAATGCCTGAGTGGTATCAGTACAGTCTTGGTGTTATTGTGGCTGCGAGTTTTGGTGTACGCAGTGCCACTAAATTTTTTGGAAAAAAGTAAAGGACTATACAATGGCTAAAAAACCAACAAAAAAAGCTTACCATCCGGGCGGTAATGTGCCACCTAGACGTCCACAAGTTAGACCTCCAGTAGGTACACCTAAGCGTAGGCCACCTAAAAGGCCACCAATTAGCGGGGTTAAATTTATACCTAAACTTCCTAACTCTGATCTGCCTGGACCTAAATATCAGAAGCCTATTACGGTCAAAGGTCCACCTGTTCGGGGTACACCTACACCTAAACGTCCACCAAAACAAGGTGGACGAACTGGCCCACTTACACCTAATCAAAAACGATTACGCCGCCTTAATAACAAAGCTAATAGAGTAGATGGTAGAATAGCTAGGTTAAGTGAACGTATGAAAAATGACGCTAAACCTAAAAAAACTATTGGTGTTCTTCCGGGAGGACCGGGGATTATTGGTAGTGGACCGAATACGCAAAAACGTCTAACTCCAAAAGCGTTACAGGCTAAACGAATGCAGGAGCAGGTGTTAATGCGGGAGCAGATGTTAAGGGCTAATAAAGCTAAGCAGGCGCAGGCAAGACGTAATAATGCTAAAACTCTTAGAACTGTTTCCCCAAAGAAACCTGACGAAATCTTAAAAAATACAGTAAGAAAAGCCATTGGCCTTCCACGAAAAAAAACTAAGAATACATAATGGCAGCAGAGAAGATACTTGAATGGAAAATACTACCCCGATTTATGATGCTCGTAATGACGCTAATGAGTTGGCGTGTAGTCGAATGGTTCATGTCCTTATCCGATCCCAGTGCAGCACAGGCTGGTTTAGTATCTGTTGTAACAGGAGCAATGACAGGAGCATTCGCCGTGTGGATGAACCACGAAGGCAAACATCCGGGTCAGTCTAACCACAGAATTTCTGAGTCACGAAAGTGAAAAGCCCCTGTAAGGGAATATGCGTACTAGATAAAGAACGTATTAGGTGCATTGGTTGCGGTAGAACCATAGAACAAATTACCAATTGGGGCAAATGTAAAATGAAATATCGTAGAGAAGACTTTATTGAGAAACTCATTAAAAGTGAAGGTCTAGTACTTAATGTGTATAAAGACACACTAGGCATTGATACAATTGGTATCGGACGTAATCTAGAAGACCGTGGCATTAGCCAACAGGAATTGGATGATTTAGACATTCCTACTATTGACCATGTGTATGAATATGGTATTACAGAAGCTGATGCAGTCTATCTAGCAACGAATGACGTACAGATTGTCGAGGATGAACTGGTTCGTGCGCACCCTTGCGTAGACAGATTAGACAGTGTACGTCAACTTATCTTGATGGATATGGCATTTAACATGGGTGTGCCTCGCTTGTGTAAGTTTGTTAAGATGTGGAATGCTATACATGAAGAAGACTACCCTACTGCTGCAAAAGAAATGCTTGACAGCAGGTGGGCAAATCAGGTAAAATCAAGAAGTACAAAATTAGCAAACGCTATGCATAACGGTGAATTTTAATATGACACGACAACTTACAGATAAACAACAGACACTACTCAACGTCCTCTTTGAAGAAGCTGGCGGTGATTTGGTGCAAGCAAAGAAACTGGCAGGATATGCTGACACTTCTAGTACTTCAGAAATTGTTAAAGGTCTTAAAGAAGAGATACTTGAGGCTACTCAAATGTACATGGCACGTAATGCGCCGAAAGCTGCGATGGCTATGGTAGGTGGGTTGTATGACCCAACTGAACTAGGTATACGTGACAAGATGGCTGCAGCGAAAGAACTACTTGACCGCACAGGTTTGGTTAAGACTGAGAAGATGCATGTAGAAGCATCAGGCGGTGTTATGCTTATGCCACCTAAAGCTGTAGTGGAAGACGATGACTAGAAGCATAGGCAAGTGGAAACTACCGCAGCCAACAGATATTAAAGAACAGAACGAGTGGGTAGCTATACCACGTATTGCACGTACAGTACCCTTCGGATACAAACAAGATGAAGAAGACCCCGACCTACTACAACCTATACAGATTGAATTAGATTTACTTGAGAAGGCACGTAGCCACGTAAATCAATACAGTTATCGTGAAGTAGCTAACTGGCTAAGTACACAGACAGGACGTTACATATCCCATGTAGGGTTAAGGAAAAGGTTAGCAAATGAGCGAAGACGTAAGAACCAAGCTACAAGCATCCGCAAGTGGGCAGAATATGCGGAAAAGGCAATCGCCAAAGCGAAAG